TCTATTTGGTAACATATTAAGTTTAAAAATTCAATCACGTTCATTTTAAAGAAGTATTCCCACTTTGTAGCATCTCTATTTGCGAGGTTATCGATTGTAACGATATATCCCCATTTGGATTCAAATCCTTTACTATCGCCTCCACCTCCGCCTCCAAAGAGGTTCTTATATGAATAGATAATTCTCGTAAGACCTTGCAAAAAAAAACCAGAAGTGGTTGAGCATCTTTCATAGTCATCTTCTCAAACACTAGGTCGCTTATTTCTTTGTGTGCTTTGCCATCGTATGCTGCAACCTTTCCAAATCGCCAAGTCATAGGCTTTAGGAATACAGCTATAAACTTATGAAGTTCCTTTTCGGCTACCTTGCTAAATGCTGAGGCATCAATAAATTGGTCTGTGGTTATCTTCATTATGTCGGTGTCAACTGCAAACCACTTACCGCTAATCTTTATTTTTTTTTTAATCTTGTATCCGCTCAAGTTATCCTCAATCGCTTTTAACCTATCTACGTAATCTATAAAGATAGTGTGAGGCAAAGCCTTGATTGATTCGATTGGTTGCCTTAAAACGATTGATACACGCCTCTGCAAGTATTCTAATTCAGATTCATAAGGCATCTGTGCCAATGTGCTAACGTATTCCTTGATGGTTATTTCTTTGAACTCCCGCTCCATATCTTTAAATATATTTATTTAGTTTTGTGTAATTGTTTTTTTAACTTGTTGATTATGCTCGCATTACAGCATACCTTCCGCTAGGTCGGTTGTTTAATTTAAGCAGCGCAACATATCTTAAAGGGTCTAATAAGTGGTTCATGCTATCTGTCGGCTTGCCTGTTAGCTTTCCCTCCTTGTCTGTTTCCCATTGGTAGGCTCGCAGTTCTTTGATTAGATTCGTGCTGCGTTTAGTAACCATTAACTCGTATCGCTTTAATGTGTCTATTCCTATCTTGATTGAGTCCGCCCCTTTTACTGATGGCTTAACATTGAACCCCTGCCTGTAAAGTTCTTCAATAGATTTTGGTTCAGCACTATCGCATATCAATTCATTTCTCCCAAACTCAATAGACTTTAAAAAGTTTCCGATGTCGTTATTGGTCATGTTGGTTCGGTAGAGTAATTCATCAATCCAGAGTTTGCCATCTGACTTCCATATCCCAATCAGCGTGCTAGGGTCATTCGTAAAGCCAAAGTCCATGCCGTATGAAACTAAGGTAGCATCCAAAGGAATTGAATCCACCTGCTGCCAATTATCAAACACCACTCCTTGCAGGCTTCCTATCTGACCTAATCCGTAAACGTTCCACCAATTAGCCCAATAAGTTGATGTGGATGCCTTATCCCTTGCCTTTTCGATTTCCCTTATTATGCTCGGTTCAAGTGCCTCGTTGTCTTTATAAGTTAAGACTATCATTTCTGCATCTGCATCGCTCAGCAGTTCTGTATCTACCCAAAACTCAGAAACAGGATTATAGTCTAAGTAAATAAACTTCTTAGTCCTTATTGCTAATTGGTAGTAAGATTCCCAAGTGATGTTATTGCACTCGTTTACAAATAACACATCCCTTCTTGCACCTCTTAACTTAGCAGGGTTATCCGCACTAAAGAATTCAATAAATGAACCGCTATTAAATCTGTATGTCATTGTTGACTTGTTATAGCAGGCATCGTCAAACATACCTATCATATCCATTATCTTCAAGAAGTCACGCAGCGCACCCCTTCGCAAATGGGGGATAGTTTCGGCTACTACGCTTATCTCTTGGTTCGGATTCGTGATGGCGTGATGAATTAACATAGGCAAAATACTAAACGTTTTTGAACTTGAAGTTCCGCCACGTACTATTCTTATCCTTTTATTGAGTAAAGCTATCTTATCTTGTGCAGTTGTTTTTTGTAGCATAGTGCGTTTTGCTCACCGTATAGACAAGCGGTTTTACTCAGTTTCTTCGTTTTTGACGTTCAAGTCTAATCCGTTAAAAATGGGCTTTTCAATATTGATGTTTTTATTCTCAGTCTTTGTGCTGGCGATTCTGTGATACTCCTCCTCTGTTCCAATCAGTTTGTAGAGTGCCATTTGGGTTAAAGGGTTGTTTCCATTGTACCATTTATTCCGCAGTCCGTTCTTGACTTCAATCTTGTTTTTGTCCAATCCCTCTTTTATAGTGTTAAGTTCGTTAGAATCAATTTCAAAAAACTCATAAAAAGTTGGTTTTGATATTGGCAGTAAAGTTACCACATCCTCAATAAAGAATAGTTTCTTCTTCTCTATTAGGTCAAGTGCCTGCTGATATATTTTTATTCTGTCGTATGCCATATTTTTAGTCTTTTAATCCTACAAATGCTTTAAGAGGGTAAAATACAAGTGAGTTTCTGTATCCTCCTTCGTGTGTTGGTATAATTGGTGTTACTCCGTGTACGTTTCTCCAAGCAGGGTAAACTAATATTGAATTATCTTTCTGCCCTATTGTGGCATCATAATCGGGAACGTGCAAATCACCTCCTTTTGAATTATTTTTTTTACAAATTATTACATTAACTGCACCAACTATATTTCCTGTATCACGATGAAAAGGTGCTGATATATTGTAATTTGAAATTGAACTTGTAAATAAGTTTCCAAACTTCCATTTGTCAGGTACTTGTTTAAATAATTCTACTTGTTTTTCGTATTGCTTAGGTAGAATTTCTTTTATTAGTTGTTCGCTTTCTTTTGCCAAAAGTATCATTGATTTGATAAAAGTTTGTGCTGATTTTACACCATGTACGCTAGATATGGTTTCATAGTTTCTTCTCATATGTGGCTTTGGTGGAACGCTGCCTAAAATTGTAGAATATTGGTCAACTACATTTTTATATTTGTAAGTACCGTTTTCATTTTTCCCATCAGGTATTTGTCTTGTCATTACGGTTTTAGGAACATTTTTTGTTCTTAATTCTGCATTTGCTAAATTAGCAAGTTTGCACATCTTCTCAGGCATCTTAGTAAGGTAAAAGCCTATTGGTTCACCATCTACATAAAATATACTATCTTCTGTTACATTTGGGTCTATGTACTCGCAGGTTTCGCCAATCTTACGATTATGGTTTACCTCAATCAAATCTATTCTTTTCATAATTTATTTGTTAAATGCAAAAACATTTGTACACGCAGGAAACCAAGACTTTTGCCAAGTGTCGTAATCTCTACTTTTAAATTTTCCTGTGTTTCCAACGTCTTTTAAATCTGAATATTGCTTTTGTTGTTTTTCAATTATATTCCAAAACCTTTTTAAACTATCATCAATATCGAAACTCCATTCGTAAACTAATTTCTTAAAGACCTTTTTAGTGTTTTCAAGGATTAGCATTTCTGCCCCTTCAATATCCATTTTGCAGCAATCAAAGTTTTTCGATTCAGAATCGAAGTTCAAACAAGGAACTTTTATTCCTTTGTTATTCCATTTTTTAACTATCGAGTTTCTCCAAACATTACCGTTATTACCTATGAATAATATTATTTCTTTTGTATCGTTATGAACTAATGCAGCCTGTTTTATTTCTGCAGTAAATCCATTTAGTTCAAGATTCTTTTTTATCATTTCGCAGTTGAATGGGTCAGGTTCATAAACTGTAACCTTTGCACCTTTAGAACAAGCTAATAAGGTAAATGCTCCAACATTGCCGCCACAATCCATCCAAGTTTCACCTGATTGAATTGTCATTGATTTCTTTAAATAAACTTCATTACGTAAAACTTCATCAAATGTTTTTTTATCTGACATCCCATCACGGTAATAAAATTTAATCCCTTTTATTTCTCCTTTATTTAATTTCATATCTTTTCTTTTTCCGCTTTTAGATATTCCATAATCATTCCACCAACATATCCGCCTTTATCTCTCCAAAACTTTACAAGTGCATAGGCTTCCTCGTAGTGTTCAGCCTCAAACTCAATCTGAATAGCTTTCTTAACTCCATTAGTCATGTCTTTTAGCTGGTCTTCTACATCTTCATCATCTAATATTGAGTAGTCAATGTCAGGTGCTTGCTGCCAAACATCTAAACCCCATTCAGTTAGTTGCTCAGCCTCCCATTCGTTAGCAAGCATATCCCAATCCCATTCACCTCCGCTTACATTGTCTTTGATAATAAACTCTTTTTGCTGCTCGTCTGTGAGGTTTTCTGCTACAATGATAGGCACTTCTTTCAGCCCTGCTTCTTTGCACGCTTTAAAACGCATATTACCGCCTAAAACAACCATGTCGTCATTAACCACTATTGGTCTAATGTCTAGCATTTCAGGAAAGTCTTTGATAGACTGAACCAACTTTGCAAACTTATCATCCTTTATTTGTCTAGGATTGTTTGGGTTTGACTTTACCTCTGAAATTTTTACTTTTCTGCTTTGCATAATTTTAAATATATTATTTGCTCGATATAATACTCTCGTAGTATTCCATGCGATACTTTCTCCATAACGCCTCATTGCTATTTTGCATCACGTCTTCTTTTAGTTGGCTGCCTAAGTCTTTTCTCAACTCAGGATTCTCAATCAATCTGCGCATTGATTTGTACCAATCCTTTTTACCTGCTACTAGACAGTTCTTGCCGTGTTTACTCATCCATTGGTAAGATTCCACATCCGAAACGATTACACCTAAACCGAATGCACCCATCTCCAACATCTTTAATTCAGACTTTGCTCTATTGAACTCGTTATATCTTAAAGGAATCAATCCGATGTCCATTAAATTATA